CATGGCGTGTATTTGGTCCCAATCCATTTCATGCCAATCAGCATTTGAGTCGGGCATATTAGCAACCATTACACCGTCTATGGCAATGGCAGCCTTCTCAATAACTTCGTTCCTGTCACCTCTGAGTGGGTCACCCCACACATCTTCACTAGCAGGTGTTCCGAACTTTACAAAGCCGGACTTTTGTAATAGGTAGTCGGGACTGGATACCATCTTGCGTAGTTCTAGATTCTGTTCTTTGAGAGAACCTATGTCACCATCCATGCGCTCCATCTTCGTGATGAGAGCATCTACTAGGTCAGTGACGTCGTTTGACATTAATCAACCCTCTGACCGAATCCTTGCTGTGGTTTCCAATTAGAAGAGATTCCATCAGGTCCGATATAACCGAGAGGTCTGTCTCCCTTGATGATGGCTCCTTGGTCTTTGAACTCCATGACTGGAGCACCGCCTGCGAATATATCATTTACTCCTACTGCTTTGTTGCCGTCTACCTCGGACTTGTATATAGCGGTAACATCTGATGCTAGATAATCACTGGTTTGTGCGATAGACCTAAGAAACTGCTGAGCAGCGACTAAATCATTACTTTCTAGGGCGGTTTTGAACTCAGAAATGCTCGTTTCGAGTTTCCGAACCATGGGGTCTAACTTGACTATCGTGTCCGACATCGTGTGGTGGGACACACTATCTCCACTTTAACATTCTCATCCAGGGAGGTTTGAGTCGTTCTTATTATTGAGTGGGTCTGATGCGGATTCTTGTGCATCTTGAACTGCATCTAAGGCTTGCTCAAGAGGTCCTTTCTTCTTACCTCTTTGATTCTTCTTACTCTTGGGAGCACCTGACATTTGAGTCTCAGAACTGACTGGGGCTGGCCCTTTATCTCGTAATCCTTGACTCTCACCCAACCCCGCTGCTTTTTCCATAGTCATTATCTCATTGCCTCTTGAGCGAACTCTCGGGGGTTGTCCCGAGACTGTCTGCGCTCTCATGGCTCTATCAGCACCTGGTATCATTGGTTGACCAGTAGATTGTGGTTGCTGTTGTTGACCTTGGGCCATACCTCTACGAGGTGGCATAGCAGGAGCACCACCTGGAGGCATTGCGCCTGGAGGCATTGCGCCTGGAGGAGGCATTGGTGGGGGAGGTGGGGCAGCCCCTGCTTGGGGTGCTTGTGGAGGAGCACCACCAGGTGGGGCCGCGCCCATTTGCTGTTGTGGCTCAGGCTGTTTGTAGTGGAAACGTATGTCGCGACCTGCGTCTTCGGTGAGTTGGGGTTGGAATCCAAGTTGCGCCATCCTTTGAGCAATGTTGACTTCCATCTCGTCTCGTCGTAGACGAGTAACATCATCCTCTTCCTCATTTGGATATAGCGTCATCTCCCAGTCAGTGACGCCCATCTCTTGGAACATTCTCGGGAATATGTCTCGACCATACAGTTTCTGTCCGAACTCTACAGCCCTGTTAGTGACAAGGATTTGCATGCCTTCGTTATTGAGGCCACCTCCCTTGCCACTATCCATCATGAATATATTCGATACACCATAGAAGGCTGCGATTCGCATACGCAATTCATCACGTACCGCACCGTACTGCATTTCATCTAGTGAATCCATGAATCTAACAAACTCTACCCGACCTCTACCAGTGGCTGACTCTATACCTACCTTAGGTATGTAATTAGGGTCGCGTTCCATCTTCTCCTCAGCGCCTTTCCAAAAGGAGGCTGTGGATTGGATATTGTCTGTGGTTATTGCCAACACACCTCGAGGGATTCTCCTCTTCTGATACGCTAGATACATGTAATTGTCCATAGCAGACAGAGTCATGGCTTGTCGCCACATAGTAGCCACAGGACTTCTACCATACAATTTGGATGGTTGGAACTTTGAGATATGGACTACTTCTCCCTCTATGTAGTATTGAGTCTTACCCGAACCAGCGGTGTTGATGAAATGTACGTCTTGTAATTCTAAATTGCAGATTTCACAGTTCTTATCTTCACCACCGAATGGGTGAGTCTTATCTCTATGCACGGGGCACACTAGATATCTTCCACCTCTGACTCCTCTCTTGTCAGCGACTATACGCATGAAAGTGGGGTCACCTCGTACCATCTCCTTAACTCTAAAGAATTGGATTTGGTTGTTGTCTGGATTGATGTAGTATTCTTTCAACATAACTATGAAGGCGTCGTCGACTATGTTTAGGTCGAACTCTATTTCCCTCATCACGTCAGTGAAAGACTGGTCCATCCCATTGCGTTGTTTGATAAACCAACGAGGGTACATGATTTGGTCTACTTGAGGAGTTCTGAGATTACTGCTACCACATAACTTGCACTCTTTGACTTCGTGTTGGTATTCTTCCTCACAGTCGACACATTTGAAATGGAACTTCTTCTTCCAGTAATGACCCCTTCTGAATATCTCTTGTGTTAATGTGTTGATAGTGGTTCGGAGTATAATGCTCTCTTGCACAGTTGCATACAATGCGGGTATACTGACACCTTGCACTAGAACTGGTTCTTGTATACCAGCCTTCCAAAGTGGCATTATTGGCTCAGGAGTGCTCTTTCTACGGAAAGGGCTGGTCAGTCTCTCGATAAATCGGGCTACAGGGCCATCATCTTCTGCCATCAAATCACCTCAGACCCTATCGCGTCGGGGTCCGCTGAATCCCATGAGAGGACCTCCTGTTCATCAACGTTCCACTCGTTGAGGAGTTCTTCTGCTTTGACATCTTTCCAATTTTCCCATTTCACTAATCTATACAATTCATCTCTTCTTTTACTTATCAAATCACCATCTTTTCCTCGGTGAGACAAGAGTTCCATCACGTGACGTGCTTGGTTTTTCTTGAGTCTGAGGTGAGGGTAAGTCCCTTTGAGTAATTGAGTAATGTCATCTTTGCTATAGAATTGCAATCTGTGTTGGCTTCTCTTGCTACTCTTGTGTACTTTGAGGTCGAGGGACAGCACACCAGCCCCTATCATCTCATAGAGATTCTCGCAATGAACCTTACCTCTATCTCCTGTTGCTACAAATCCTGCGCGTGGTTCTCCCTTCTTACTGATTGTGATATAACCATCAGCGTCTAGAAATCCTGCAGCGTAAGCCCAAGGGTCTTTGACCATTAATGGAGACTGAACGCTTTGTTTTTCCCATACTCCTGCGTGTTTGAATATATCATAGTCAGGCCCGTATGTCTTCAGTAAAGCACCAAGTTGTTGCACTGATGGGAGCCCAGCACTCCTGCCATCATTCTCTGTCATGTGTGTCAACATTGTCCTACTATCCATGGGTCCATGATAATCTAACAATTTACTTGCTGACAGAAGAGAGTCTTTTTCCGCCTTATTCAGTTTAGAGGAGCGATGTAGAGAGTGTCTCCACATCTGCCTTGCGTCTTTTTTCATCTTAGTAGCGTCTGCCCAAAGAGAGAGTTGTTCATCATTGAACTCTCCGTCTATCTGAGATAATTTAGTGAGCACATCATTAGCGTCTTGCCATTGATTACACGCTTGAACAAGCGAGATTTGTCTCTTCTCACCATGCTTGATTAAGGCCTTGAGGTCTTTGTCGTTTAGGTTCATGCCCTTGATAGCACTTAGATAGTCGTCGCTCCATGTTATACTAGATAGACCTCTTTGTACTTCGTTGCTTTTTGCCATTCGTATAGCCTGTATGGCGTAGTCTATATCATCCCTATACTGCTTATGAACTCTTCTTTTCAATCTTAAATCTTTAACAAGAGCAGATGCTGATTTACCGAAAGAGTCCTCGAACCAATTCACATCTGACGCTAGTTTCATATTCTCTTGAGTCATTTCTTCCATGAGTTTCTTCTTCTTTTCCTTCTCCTCAGGAGTTTCTTCCTCGGAAGCAGCAGATGAGCCAGGAGATAATTCACCACCTCCACCTGTAGGTGATTTAGGATTCTCTCCAAATGCTACTACCCCTACACTATTCTTCAGTACAGGGTGTTGCATGAGTTGCTTGATGACCCAAGCCTTGTCAGCATCCGCCTCGTCAGTGTCCGCGTCAAAATCATCACCGATGAGTGTGCTGCTCCAAGTCAATCTATCAACCCCGCCATCAATGAGTCCAAGTCTATGATTCTTTCACGGAACTCTGTAGTAGCCCAGTTACCCAAAGCAAGAGCGATAGCCAAGTCGTCGTGCCTAGCGATACTGTCTAGTTTACCAGTCTTGCTCATACCGAACATGATTAACTCGTGCTCTAACTGGCTTATGACTTCGCGGGCTCTCTCGTCAGCCCAAGGTAGGCGAACTTGCTCTCTCTCGAATCGAAGAACCAAACCCATCAGTAAACTCTCCCTTCTTTGCTTTGTGCTGATGAAGGTCTTTATCGGCAAATCTGTGTCTGCTCTCAGTTCCGTGGCAAACACACGTTGGAAGTGGTTAGCCTCTAACTCTATCACTTCAGGGCGAAACTTGTTGTTTAGACGTTGAATCTCTATGATTTGAGTTCTGAAATCCATACCCTTGCGTCGGACTACATGGACCACTTCGAGCAGGTTAGTGTCTTCAGGGGGCCTTCTCAGTACCATCATTACAGTGTAGTCTGCTGAACGGTCAGAGGATATTGCAGGGTCCCAGCCAATGAAATACTGACTGTCGTCATCAGGGTCTCTCCTGTCCATGAGGTGGAGATATGGGTCTTTGCAGGCATTGACTATAGCGGAAGGGAAAAGACTGGACATATCGTCCATTGGCTCACACAGGTACTCACGAGTAAAGGCGACTGCGGGCATGTCCTGCCTTCTAGAATCTAGTGCTTCCAAAGACCACCTCCATGGCCAAAGGGGAGTGCCATCTTCTTTTATCGCTGGGTAAGTCTCTACGAGATAACCGTCTCTTGCCTCTAACTCAGTATACAAATCAGTCGGTGTGAACGGAGTGCCTACTATGCATAATTGAGATGTGTGGTGTATGGTTGGTAGTAGAACCTCATAGAACCAAGAGGCTACACGCTGAAGTTCTGTATCTGTGGTGCCCCACAGTATGTCGTCAAGTAGAACCAAATCAGGGTGAGCACCACGCACACCGCCACCTACAGACTTGGCGTTAATTCGAGAACCGTTGGTGAACCCGAAGAATGTCTTAGACCAAGCGTCTTTGTCTTTCATCTTGGCCAGCATGGGGCTTGAGTCTATGAGGTCGTTGAGGTTTCTCATGTGCCGTATGGATTGGTCTAGGCTATGGCTGAATATCATCGTGTCAAGTTTAGGAGTGAATATGACCTTCCACAACAAGTACCCTAGAAAGAGTGTAGACTTACCATGGTCACGCGACGCTTTCACGCAATACCTGTTATGAGTGGCTAAGTTCTCATACCACTTCCTGTGATGGTCTGCTAACTGCCAACCAAGAATCTCCTCGAAGAAGAACTTGAAATCCTTCTTGGCCATCTCCCAATCTATCTCTTCTATTACTTCCGTGGAGATTGTAGGAGTAGGCAAAATTACGCCCCCTTGAGTATACTCCATGCTAAGTCCATGGGTTCATGCTCTGAAAGTTGAACCTCGTTTGAACCAGTCAAATCTATGTTTTGTGCAGGATTAGTTTGTTCAGCAGGCTCGGGAGTGAAATAAGTATGTGGTTGAGCAGGGTCGTAATGGTCCATACCCCTCTCTTGAGCGACTTGCTGAATGTGCTCGGAATTGCCTAACAGGTAACCAACCATAGGAGCGATACGCTCGTTTTGTCCTTTGCTTGAAAGATTCTCAAAAGCACTTTGGATACGGTTTCTTGCAGCCGCAGATGCGTCGTTCAATGTTGTGTTGAATGCAGGATTATTGAGTATGAAATCGAACGGGCTTTGGTCCGGATTAGCAGGTAGTTTCCCTTCCATGTGAGAGTTCGCATTTCCGTGCAGGTCTCTCTTAGCAGCCTCCAAAGCATTTCGTAACACCTTGTAGTGGCTTGGTTGTAGGTTGACCATCTTACCTCCCTTTGTTGCACCCTGTAGATGCTCACCCCCTAAGAACTGCTGAGCAAACTCGCAATCTTCCATCTTGTATGGCTTCCCTTTAGTATGCCCTACTTCAGGTAGTATGTAAGACAACTTTGAACCCTCAGGCACGTCTTCTTCTTCAGTTTCCGCATCTCCGAAATCAACCTCACCGATATCATCCTTCACTCCCATTTGGTTTCTAACGTAGTTGAGTATTTCTTTGGCGTCTGTTTCTCCATCCGCGATGGCGTCATTCATGTGCTTATCGACCGCTCCAGGGTCGTCGCTCTGCATTTGTGTCATCATGGCAGCAGCACGCTTAGCCGCATTGACATCCAAACCCTCTGTGACATAGAAGGTACTGAGGAAGTCATTCACTACTCTCTTATCTGCGTCTGACATCTGACGATTGGGATTCAATATCTTACCGCGGGTATGATAATCTAGAGTCTTGATAGCATCTTTCTGCATACGTTGCATTCTTTGGAGTTGATTTCTGTATTGGGGGTCTCGCAAACCTGGAATAAAAGAAAGAACATGATTCATGAAGTTTCCAAGTCTGTTGAGGAACGGACCTTTCTCACCTACGTCTCCTAACATTTGAGCCCCGTCATTGGTGTAGAGAATGTATTGCTCAGCCTTCCTCCTGCCTTTCAAACCCTCACTTTGGCCAGCATCGTGGAGATAATCTCGAGCAAGCCCAGGGTTCTGTTTTCCTCCAAACCCTGGAGGTAGTTTCGCGTTGGGGTTCTGTGCTACCAACCGCCGTAGGCTATTTTGCTGGTCACTCCACATTTCTGCCATTCTTGAGTAGTCTTTCGCTCGTTGAAAAAAGCCAGGGTTTTTGCTCGGGTCTCCTACATGGATGTCATGAGGGTACTCGAATGATTGGTCAGGGCCGAATTGCCCAACTGGTCTTACCCCACCACCGGCCAATCTACTAAAGGCACCTCTTGGGTCAATCCTAGGTCTGCTGTGTAGAGTAGGTGGGTTGTTAGGGTCAAGACCACTGACTCGAAGTTTTCTCTTGTTAATCAAGTCATCCCAGTCGTGCAAGAAACCTATATTACCACCTCAAGGCCACCTTGACCGCTTTCACCACACGAGGTTCCACTTTCAAGCGTTCCGCTATAAGCGTCCAGTCACCTAGACTTTGGTCTATTAGGTGTAGGTCCCTAGTTTCTAACGAGAAAGATTTGCATAGAATATGACAATCTCTGTCGTCATCTAAAGAGAACCTTCTACGTGAAGGCAGGGACTTGATGATTAGTGAGTCCATCCTAGCATCTGCTGATTGCAGATGTTCCATCAAATCTGTCAATGTGTCAGATGATGTCTTGAATCCAGGGTCAAAGGTTGGGTCTCTAGGTGGTAATTGAGAGGGTAGCGCTTGTGTGTATGCCAAGTTACCTGTGACTCTTTGCCCTGGGCCTGAGGGAGGGTCGGATATGGCGAACTCTCCTGTTTCGACTCTCGGAGAACGCATCGCACGACCATCGTCAAGAGTACCGCTAGGGTCTAAGGAGACTACTGGTTTTGGTACATCTCCAGGCTCGAAGAACTGGAATTGACTCGCGTCTACATAGTCGGTGTCATGAGCGTGGGACTGCATGAATTTCTGTTGCAACAACTTACCTATAGCAAAACCATCATCGGCTCCTCTTTTTCTCTGTAGCATTCTCTCGTATTTTGGATTGCCTGAAATCATCATAGTGAGCATAAGCGCTTCTTGTAGTGTGCTTTTCGCGTTGTGATGAGATTTCGCTCCTACCCCTCCTTGCCCTAGATATCTACCTACAGGAATGTTGGAGGCATTGACTCTAACATAGTCTTCCAATTTCTGTTGCTCAGTACTGTTGAGAACTCCGGAACCGCGGCGATTCAACCCTATCACCTCTCTCATGTCATCTACAAGTTTCTTACTTCTCGTATTACTACGAGTAGACCGTCTACCTAGAGCCGAGTCATGAATAGTCTGCATTAGATTCGACCGAGCGAAATTGAGAATGTCTGCATCACTGGCTTCTGAGCCCGTATTATTTCTAGTAAGTACGATACGAGCATAATTCAGTCTTGTTTTGGCACTGGCATAATCAGTCTCATGTGAGGGTTGGAACCACGCAGGGTGCAAACTACCCATGACACTTCTTAGGTGGTGTGGCTCCCCATCTGCTCTAGCGTGTCGTGTGCCCCTGTCAG